CTTGTGATTTTACTTCTACTTCTACAGTTACTTTAACTGAAAGAATTATTACTCCTGAGGAATTCCAAGTAAATCTTGAATTTTGTAAAAAAACGTTTAAATCGGATTGGGAAGCAGTTCAAATGGGGTATTCTTCATTTGACAATTTACCTCCAGCTTTCGCTGATTTTATTTTAGCACACGTTGTTGCTAAAGTTGCTGAGAAAATGGAAAACAATATCTGGAAAGGTGTTAATGCTACTGCTGGTGAATTTGATGGACTTGTTACTTTAGCTACTGCTGATGCAGCTGTTATTGATGTAGCTTCTCCTGTATCAGGTGGAATTACTGCTGCTAACGTTATTGGTGAACTTGGTAAACTTGTTGACGCTATTCCTGCTGCATTGTACGGAAAAGAAGATTTATATCTTTATGTTTCACAATCTGTTGCTCGTGATTATGTACGTGCTTTAGGAGGATTCGGAGCTTCAGGTTTAGGAGCTAATGGTACAAACGCACAAGGTACACAATGGTTCAACAATGGTTCATTATCTTTTGATGGTGTTAAAATCTTTGTTGCAAATGGATTGGCTAACGATTATATGATGGCTGCTCAAAAATCTAACTTATATTTTGGAACAGGTTTATTATCTGACCACAATGAAGTTAAATTAATTGACCTTGCTGATATTGATGGTTCAGAAAATGTAAGAGTAATAATGAGATTTACCGCTGCTGTTCAATACGGAGTTGGTTCTGAAATTGTACTTTACACTCCTGCTGCATAATTAGAAACAAATTAAGAAGGGAGTTTAATCGCTCCCTTTTTTATTAACTTTAAAATATATAAACTATGCCTTGCGATATATCTTTAGGACGTGCCGAACAATGTAAGAATTCAATCGGTGGATTAAGAGCTGCGTACTTCATTAATTGGGGTGATGCAACAACGGTAACTTATTCTGCAACTGCAGGACAAGAAGATGTTATAACTGCTTTAGGTGGAACTCCTGTAGGTTATAAATATGAATTAAAAGGAACTTCTACATTTGAACAAACTGTAACAAGTTCAAGAGAAAACGGAACTACATTTGTAGACCAAAAATTAAGTTTAAGTTTAGCTAAATTAACTATTGCTGACCACAAACAATTGAAATTATTATCTTATGGCAGACCACAAGTTATCATTGAAGATAACAATGGTAATTTCTTTTTAGCTGGTTTAACAAAAGGTATGGACTTAGTAACTGCTACTATTTCAAATGGTGCTGCTATGGCTGATAAAAGTGGATATTCTATTGAATTTCAAGGAATGGAACCTGTTGCTGCAAACTTTGTAATTGGACCATTAGACGGAGATATTTTTTCTGAAATTATTGAAGGTACTGTAGCATAATATTATTATTTGTTTTTTTTAAAAAGGTGTACTTTAATTAGTATGCCTTTTTTGTTTTAAAACAATTTATATTTTAATTTATTAATATAAAAAATATTATATGATAATCTTAAAACAGCAAATAGAATCACAAACTATAAAATTCATTCCAAGATTTTACTTGGCTGATACGCTTATTTTAAGAAATGAAACTACTAATGTTTCAGTTACATTAAATCCTACTTTTGTAGTTGATGGATATTATTTAAAATGTGATTTAATTTTAGATTTAAAAGAAAATACTTTTTATAATTTAACGGTATTAAATACTGCTTTGCCTTTTACTGCTGATAATGGAATTAAAACAGTTGATAATAATATATTAACTGCAGATATGACACAATTTAGTAGTGAAAATTCTTTAATTTATAGAGATAAAATATTTTGTACAAATCAAAACAAAGATAACTATACTGTTAATGAGAATCAATACGTAGCAAACGTTACAACAAACGAATTTAAAATATATGAGTAATATATCAATTGTAAATTTAAGTGCTTATACAAGTCCTGTAATACAAGAAAACAAGAAGAATAATTATATTGAGTATGGTGCTGATAATAATTACTTTCAATATTTAATTGATAGGTATTTATATAGTGCTACAAATGGTGCTATTATTACAGGGGTTGCTAATATGATTTATGGAAAAGGATTAGATGCTTTAGATTCTAATAAAAAGCCAAATGAATATGCACAAATGAAATCTATTATAAAAGATTCTGATTTAAAAAAAATAGCTTTAGAAAGAAAACTTTTAGGAATGGCTGCAATGCAGGTTGTAATGGAAAAGAAACAAGTTAAACAAGTGCTTCATTTCCCTATGCATACATTAAGAGCAGAAAAATGTAATGATAAAGGACAAATAGAAAATTGGTACTACCACCCTGATTGGACTAAAAAGAAACCAAGCGAAGAATTAAAACGCATTCCTGCTTTTGGATTTGGTAACGGTAATGAAGTTGAGTTGTATATTTTACATCCTTATGTAAGTGGATTTGACTATTATAGTCCAATAGATTATTCGGGTTCTTTACCTTATGCTTTATTAGAAGAAAACATAGCAGATTATCAAATTAATGATTGTCAAAATGGTTTTAGTGGTACCAAAGTTATTAATTTCAATAACGGTATTCCTTCTGAAGAAATGCGTGATAAAATGAAGCGTGATGTTTTAGGTAAATTAACAGGAGCAAGAGGTGAAAAAGTTATTATAGCTTTTAATGCTAATGCTGAATCAAAAACAACTGTTGAAGATTTACCTTTAAATGATGCACCAGCACATTACGAGTATTTAAGTAAAGAATGTTTTGATAAGTTAATTGTAGGGCATAGAGTTACTTCACCTATGTTATTAGGAATACGTACAGGTGATGGTGGTTTAGGTAACAATGCAGACGAAATAAAGACTGCTACGCTATTATTTGATAACATAGTAATAAAACCATATCAACTTGAAATTATTGACGCTATTGATGAAATATTAGCGGTTAATAGTATATCATTAAAATTATATTTTAAAACAATACAGCCTTTAGAATTCGTAGATACAACGGGTATGAATGCAGAAACTACAGAAGAAGAAACTGGCGTTAAAATGTGTTCACATAATTTAGCTACAGATTCTATTGCTGATTTATTAATTGAAAAAGGTGAAACATTAAGTGATGAATGGCTTTTAATTGATGAAACAGAAGTAGATTATGAAACTGAAAAAGAATTAGATGCTGAAATTAATACTTTAAATAATAAAAAGAAAAGTACATTATCTAAAATGTGGAAATTTATAACTTCTACAGGAACAGCAAAACCAAACGTTAAAAGTCCAGAACAAGATAAAGTTATTGATGGTATTCAATTTATTACAAGATATAAATATAGTGGTGATTTAACAGGTGAACGTGAATTTTGCAGTAAAATGTTACGTTCAGATAAAGTATATCGTAAAGAAGACATTATAAATATGGAAACGCAAGTTGTTAATTCAGGTTTTGGACCAAAAGGTTCTGATTCCTATTCTATCTGGTTATACAAGGGCGGAGCAAGATGCAATCATAAATGGCTTCGTAGAACTTACGCTAATTTTGAAGGTGTTAAAATTGACCCTACAAATCCAAATGCTAAAGACAAAGTAATTAGTGCTGCAACTGCTGAAAAATATGGTTATAGAATTAGAAATGATAAAGAAGTTTCAATGAAGCCAAGTGATATGCCTACAAAAGGTTACACACAAGCGTATTGGGATAAAATGGGATATACAAATTAATTAAGATATGGCACAAGGATTATTTATTTCAACAAACGATATAGTTAAATTCACTGTTTTAAATGGTAATTTAGACCCTGATATTTACACGCAATATATTTTTCAAGCACAACAGTTACACATTCAGAATTATTTAGGAACAAAACTATACAACAAAATTAATGATGGTATTGTAGCGGGTAATTTAGCAAACCCATATACAACACTTTTAAGCGTATATATTAAACCGATGGTAATACATTGGGCTATGGTAGAGTTTTTACCTTACGCAGCTTATAAAGTATCAAATAAAGGAGTATTTAAACATAATTCTGAAAACAGTACTACAGTTGAAAAGAATGAAATAGACTTTTTAATTGAAAAAGAAAGAGATGTTGCACAATCTTATACAAATAGATTTATAGATTATATGAGTTTTAATCAAGTTTTATTTCCTGAATATAATAGTAATTCAAATGCTGATGTATTTCCAGATAAAGACGCAAATTTTACAGGATGGATTCTATAAAAGAAACATATAAGCCGAAAGAAGTAAACGTAAAGAAATTAGAAATTTTTTTAAATAAATTAGATAAAAGAAATGATACAAGTAATTAACATAGGAACAACTGCAAACGATGGAACTGGTGATACAGTAAGAAATGCGTTTGATAAAGTAAATGATAATTTTACTGAAGTTTCAAGAGGGTTATATGCACAAACTGCTTTAGGTACTCCTGTAGTTTATGCTCCAAGTGGTGGACAAAAAGACTTAATTGGAACAGGTGTAGGAAGTTTAGTTATTCCTGCTAATACACTTAAAATAGGTGATTCATTTGCTGCTAAAATGTGTGGTAATTTAACTAACACAAATAATCAAATATTACACTTTAGAATTAAATCAAACGGGGTTGTTATTATAGATGCTTTAGAATATACTTTAGCAACAGCTACAAATAAAATATTTGATTTGATATTAGATTTTACAATAACAAAAATAGGTGGTGCAGGAGTTGCTGAATTATTTGCAAATGGAAGTTTTACATATAACAAAGATGCTTCAAACACAATTGATGGAATTAACTTTGGATTAGTAAGTAATACTGTTTTTGATACAACTGTAAGTAATACGCTAACAATTACAGCAGAATGGATAACTAATAATGCTGCTAATTCAATACGTTCACAAAATTTCACATTAACTAAAGTTTATTAATTATGGCAAATAACATAGGATGGGGGCAAGGTGCTGTAAATAACGTAATAGGTTGGGGTCAAGGTGCTATTAACAATATAATTGGTTGGGGTTCGATTTATATTTTAAGCTGGTCAGGTGAAACAGATATAGTAGGTTCGCCTGTTCCAACTATAATAATTAATTTTAAGACAAGAGTTTTAGCAGATAGCGGATTGTTTGAAGCGGAAACTTGTTTAAACACAACATTAACTAATTTAAATAAAATATGAGTTTATTAGATAAAGCAAGTTTGGTTATTACACCAAATGCAGTAAAAGCTGGGAAATTATATTCGGTAATTCCAAATACAACTTTGGGAGATATGGATGTAGTTCGTGCTACAACAGCAACGAGAGTAAACAGTTTAGGATTGATTGAAAGCGTAGCGGTAAATGTACCTCGTGTTGATTACACAAACGGAAGTTGTCCGAGTTTATTGGTAGAGGGACAAAGAACAAATTTATTGACTTATTCAAATGATTTTAGTAATCTTATTTGGGCAAAAGTAGCGAGTTCAACAGTTACAACAGATTCGGGAGTTCAAAATCCAAGTGGAGTTTCTCCTACGTTTAGATTTAATGCGTCAAGTTTAGCTTTTGGTGGAATTTTAAGACAAATTTTAACACTAACAGTTGGGCAAACATATACATTTTCTTATTTTGCTAAAAAAGGAAATCATAGATATGTCGGAATAAGATTTAATAATGCAAGAAATGGAGAAAGATTTCCTACTTATGATTTTGATACTGATACATTAAACAAACAAGGTGCAACTTGTGATTTAAGTAGAACTATTTTAGCTAATGGTTGGGTTAGATTAAGTATAACATTTACTGCAACAATAACTACTTCTAATTGTGATATTGCATTGACTACTTCAAATGGTGATACTTCAACTGCATTAAGTGGAACTGAATTTATGTATGTTTTTGGAGCACAAACAGAATTGAGTTCTTTTGCAACTTCATATATTCCAACAGTTGCATCTACAGTAACACGTAACGCTGATGTTATTTCTAAAACAGGGATAAGTAGTTTAATAGGGCAAACAGAGGGAACTTTGTTTGTTGATATTGTATATATCGATGTAACAACGACTAATTCAATAAGTATTAATAATGGTACGTCTTTAGATAGAGTTGTTGTTTTTAGCGGTTCTGGATTGCTTTTTGCACAAGTTCGAGTAGGTAATGTAAATCAATTTTCTGTTAATACACCTGTCTTAGTAG